GAACATTGGACCCCGCCTATCCGCGTGGGCAGCGAATGAATTAAGCACAAGAGTAACTCCAGCAAACGCACTTCGCGAACTTGAAGAGCATGAAGGCGATGCTGATCTGTTTCCTCACCAGAGGGCGGGTGTTGCGTTTCTTTCAACAGCGCGTCGCGCGCTTCTTGCTGATGAGCCTGGTCTTGGCAAGACCGCGCAGACTATCCGCGCGATTAAAAAGATGTCTGAAACTGAAACCGTATTTCCTGCTCTGATCGTGTGTCCAAACACTCTGAAGAAGAACTGGAAGCGTGAGTTTGCGATGTGGTGGCCTGGCGTAAACGTTCAGGTCATTACCGGCTCTGCGGCTCAGCGCCGTAAGCAATTTGACGAAGACGCTGATGTCTACATCATCAACTGGGAATCACTTAGAACACATTCAAGGCTCGCTCCGTATGGTTCAGTTGCGCTTGCGCGTTGTCCAGAGTGCGGAGGCCATGATGAAAAGGTTAGCGAAAATCGCTGCGAGGTTCATATTCGCGAACTCAACAAGATCGACTTTAAGGCCGTAGTTGCCGACGAAATTCACCGTTCTAAAGAACCAAAGAGCAAGCAAACAAGAGCACTGTGGGCTGCTACAGGATCCGCTGACATTCGCTTCGCGCTAACTGGTACACCGATCGCAAACAACGTTCTCGACCTTTGGGCAATCTTGCACTGGTTGTCACCAAGTGAGTGGCCAAGTAAGACACGTTGGATTGACCGTATGGTTGACACAATGATGAACGCTTTCGGTGGCATGCTTGTTCTTGGTGTTAAGCCTCACATGGAGCAAGAATTCTACGCGGCCATACATCCACGTATGCGACGGATGCTTAAGGCACGCGTTCTTCCGTGGCTGCCACCAGTTCTTCGGGAACGCCGCGATATCGAGATGTCCACCAAGCAGAAAAAAGCGTACACGCAAATGCGCGATGCAATGATTGCTGAATTGGAAGACGGCGGTGCGCTGGTTGCGCCAAGTCCATTAACACAAACTACGCGGTTGCTGCAGTTCGCAAGTTCATACGCCGAAAGCAGTGTTGATGAGCTTACTGGTGAGATGAAAGTCATTCTGGCTGAACCATCATGCAAAGTCGACGCACTTATGAACGATATATCTAGCGGCGACTTTGGCGATGACTCAGTGGCTGTATGCGCAGTATCTCGTCAGCTAATCGAGCTTCTTAGCGCAGCAATGACAAAGGCAAAAATTCCACATGGACTTATCACTGGTGCGCAAAGTGAAGATGAGCGCCAACAAGCAGTTGACGATTTCCAATCTGGAAAAATTAAGTGGATCTTGTTTACAGCACAGGCTGGTGGTGTTGGTATTACGCTCACGGCCGCACGGCGACTTGTGATGCTGCAACGTCCTTGGTCACTTGTTGACTACAAACAGGCACTTGATCGCGTGCACCGTATTGGTAGCGAAATCCACGACAGCGTTGTGATCATGGACTACGTCACTGAAGGCACGATCGAAGAACGTGTTATTCAGGTCCTTGATGAAAAGGCCGACAACTTTGAACAGATTGTCCGCGATAAGACGCAGTTACTTAAGATGTTACGAGATGATAAGGCAGGAATAGCGTGAGCGACATAGTTACACCAGTAGAAATTTCCGGGCTGTCTGGCCCGATAAAAATTTCAAACTCAGAAATCCAAACATTCAAAGACTGTAGGCGCAAATGGTGGTTGAACTACTATCGTCGCCTTCAGCCACAAACAACGAACTTTACAGGCGCCTTGGCACTTGGTTCACGCATACACGCGGCGCTTGATGCGTACTATTCAACTGACACGCCGCTTCTTGAAGCGCACGCAGCGCTAGTTGCGCAAGACAAGCAGCTTTTGATTGAAAGCTTCCGCGACACAATGGAGCTTGATTCAGAGGCAGAACTTGGTCGAATCATGCTTGAAGGATATCTACAGTGGGTAGATGAGAATGGCATTGATGCTGAGCTTGAAATGATCTCAACTGAAGAAATCATTTCCATGCCAATGTTCGATGGCGCCGTTGAGCTTCAGGGTAAGCTTGACATGCGTGTTCGTCGTAAAGCCGACGGTGTGCGAATGTTCCGTGACTTTAAGACTGTTGGCGGATCGTTCACTGAGTTTGGTGCAATGGCACACATGAACGAACAAATTCTTACGTACATGATTCTTGAAGCCGCGCAAAACAAAGAAGGCGAGCGCAGCGAGGGCGGTATCTTTACTATGCTCAAAAAGGTAAAGCGTACTGCAAACGCAAAGCCGCCTTTCTATGAGCAGATGGAAGTTCGCCACAACACGTTCGCGCTTCGCTCTTTTTGGAATCGCATACATGGAACCGTATTGAATATGATGCAGGTTCGCAAAGCGCTCGATGAGGGCGCAGATCACCACTTCGTTGCATATCCACGTCCCAGCAGGGACTGCAAATGGAAATGCCAATTTTTCGCTATTTGTCCACTGTTCGACGACGGCAGCGCCGCCGAGCACGCAATTAGCGAATTGTACACGGTCGATGACCCGTACGCATATTACAAAACAACAGAGATGAAAGGAAGTGAGTGACAATGTCCAATGTACAACGCTCTTTGACCATGATGGTCTACGGCGAATCAAAGGTCGGTAAATCAACGTTTGCCGTCACAGCACCATATCCACGTCTCATGCTTGACGTCGAGGGTGGGCATAGATTCTTGCCTATCGTCGTTAAGTATTGGGACCCGTTACGCGAGGAACCTCCTGTGGCCGATGGCACATGGGATACCTGCGTGGTTAACGTCACTGAGTACGACACCGTGCTTAAGGCGTACCAATGGCTACAGATCGGTCGTCATCAGTTTAAGTCGCTGATCATTGACTCTGTATCTGAGCTTCAAGTCAAGTGCATGGATAACATTGCCGGTACGAACCAAATGCAAATGCAACAATGGGGCGAACTTCTTCGTCACATGGGCGCTTTGCTTCGCGATCTTCGTGACCTTACAATGCACACCACAAACCCGCTTGAAGCTGTTGTTCTAACAGCAATGGCACGCTCCAGTCATGATGGACGGTACCGCCCGTACTTGCAAGGACAACTTGCAATTCAGGCACCGTACTTCTATGACATTCTTGGCGCAATTGCGGTTGAAGAATTCTCAAGCGGTGATCCGATGCAGCCTCCATACCAGGCACGTCGTATGTACGTAGAACGCACACCTCTTTATGAGGCAGGCGAGCGCGTACAAGGTCGCCTAGGAAAAATCGTTGAGCAGGAAAATCTCAGTATTGACCGTATGCTCGACTTAGTTTTCGGACCCCGTCCGGAACAAAAACCAAGTAAGTAATTCACCAAACACAGAAAGACAAGGTAAGTACCATGAGCTCACTCAATTGGGGTGACCTAGTAAAAGAAGCCGGCGATGTTGGCGGTTTCGATCCACTTCCAGATGGCGACTACGACCTCTCGGTCATTGAAGTCACTGCGAAGGTATCGCAGTCAGGTAAGACAATGTTTGCCGTCAAGGCCCAGGTACAGACTGGTGCACACGCTAAGCGTCTTGTTTGGGACAACCTCGTTGTCTCAACTGATAACCCAACAGCACTTGGAATCTTCTTCCGCAAGATGAATGCTCTCGGCCTTGGCCGTGACTTCTTCGCAACAAGCCCAAGCAACGCACAAATCGAACAAGCACTCAAGGGTAAAAACTTCCGTGCACAGGTCGGCTCACGTACGTGGCAGGGTCAGAAGAAGAACGAAATCAAGACGTACTACGGGATTCCTGCATCTGCAGTAGCAGCTCCTATTGCTGCAGCAGCGCCTGCACCGGCTCCGGCCCCTGCACCTGCGCCTGCTCCAGCTCCGGCTCCCGCACCAGCACCTGCTCCAGCAGCTGCCGTTGTGGAAGAAGTAGCAGCACCAGTAGCGACAGACACGCCGCCAGCCGCGCCGTTCTGATCTAATCCACTGGGAAGTATCGCGGAGGGCGCTGTCTATCGTATAGACACGCCCTCCAAATGCTTTCCGTGATACATTGTGCTACAAATAAAAGCTAGGAGACTGAAGAGACGTATGCGCGTAGCAATTTTTGAGCCGGAGCCAGGTGTAAAAGGTCCAACAGCCTGGGGATTTCGTCTTAGACAAGGATTTTTAGAACTTGGACATGACTGCGATGTTGTGTCATTTACAAAAAGCGGAAAAGTACGCACGTCGTGGGGAAAACCGCAACCAGGGTTACGTTGGTGGAGTGAGGCTCCCAATGTTACAGTGAAATTGGCGAATCTCGTAGAAACGCTTGACTCGTACGACATGATCGTCCTGCCAGAGATAAAAGTGCCAATGCACGACAAAGCGGCGTTGAAGGCCGGTGAAGGTGTCCTTCCAGAGTACGTAGACGCCCTTAGAAAGACAAAGACGCCCTGGACAACATCGCTCCACGGGTCGTTCTATCCAGAAAAAGATATTCCATTCGCTCGCGAGTTACTCGAGTCTCCGTCAAGAGGTTCGCTACTTGTGACAATGAGTGAAGACTCTGCTACAGATAGCAATGAGTTGTTTTCGTCAATGCAGTGGATAAAGGGCACGATGCCGTATATTCCAAAGTGTGGCATTGATGATCCGATTACCAATGAATGGATTGTCGGCACATCGGGACGATTTATCTACAACAAAGGGCAGCCGCTGATCGCATTGGCTGGAACAAAGCTTCCAGAGCACGTCACAGTGGAAATTTGGGGTTCTTGCTCAGTAGGGCTTGGTCCGTCGCCTACTTATATTGTGTTTGAGCAGCTCAGGGAGCATTTTAAGGCAAAAACTATTAGGTACCCAACACGCCTGAATCCAGAAAAAGGTCTCGACGGAAACATAATTAGTCCATTTCCGTGGGATGCTCGGGTTGAAGGTCATGCATTGATTAGATATCTTGGCGGCTACGTTGACACCACGGCAATTGCAAAACGATTTAGAGTTCATATGAACCTTACTGCGCACAACTTTGCGCGAGGCCTTGTTGAGTATTCTTCTCTCGAAGCCGCAGACGCAGGCGCCCTGTGTATTGTTCCTCAGCATCTTTCAGATCCACTGTTTCGTATGATGGTTCTTGACTGGTACACGAAATCGCCAACGCAGGGACGCCTCGTACAGCAAGAGGGCCTTGACCTTATAGACAAGGTCGCTGCCGCTTTTGAGACGTGCCTAGCGGTATCTGACAAAGACAGAATGGATATTGCTCGTCACAACAGAACAGTTTTGCGTACGAGAAACGATCCAAAGGTGAGCGCGCAAACAATGATTGAAAGTGCGTTCTCATGAGAGGGCTGTCGGGCGCGATTGTAGAAGACAATGGCAGTGGCACAGTTAAGAAAACTGGCGGAATTGTCGAACGCACGATAGAACAAGGTCAATGGATTGTTGCCCACGGTGGAAACATGTTTCCACGAGTGCACGAATTCCTTCCAGACGGCTACGTCATGGAAGAACTAGAGTTCATAGAATACTGGGATACAGACGTTAGCTTCAACGTATCTGCACTTAAGACTCATGTGTGGTCGCAGCCTGCTGTTGTTCCACCGACAAATAACACAGCTGAGCTGTTAAAAGCAAAAATGGCGCATACCATTGATAAATATCTTCATGGGCTAGTTTCACCTGGTACTCGCGCTGCTATTCTTACTAATGCCAATAACGCGGGTAAGCAGGCACTGTTTCTTAGACACTGTCTGACTCACGGAGACCCGACGGCTGAAAACGTAATGCGCCGACGCGGAAATGGATACGTGTTCATCGACCCAATTGGTGCAAGTGAAGTTGTTCCAGACTCTCCGGCTGTTGACATTGGAAAAATGCTACAAAGCGCGTATGGTTGGGAAGACGCAAAATACAGCAACGGAATTCTTGCATACCGCCACAGCGACGTTAAGAATGAATTTATAGGAAAAGACGACGAAGAACTTTTTGCTGCTGGAGAATATTGGGCAGTTGTGCACGTGATGCGCGCTGTTCCATACGTCCTGCGCGGAGTTCCAGACGCACTGCCTCGCGTGCTAAAAGTTCTTGAAAGGTCGATTGAACGATGGTAGCAGCAAGCATGTGGTGTACAGACATTGACGGTGTTCTTATTGACTCAAGAGAACTTGTCAAAGAATCGTACCGCAGTGTCGGCATTGAAATGCCAATTGAAGCGTGGGGCCATCCGTGGAAACAGTGGCTTCCTGCATTTGTAGGTTCTTACGAGGACGCTGAAAAGCTTCACGCGAAAAAGACTGAGATGTATGTCGATGTTCTAAAAAGCGGTGCAGTACGCGACAGCGCGCTTCCGTTCGCAATGATTGCTAGGGCGCTTGAGCGTGACCCAGTCAGTCAGGTCTACTACGTCACAGGCGCTGCTGAAAAGACAGCCATTACTATTCTTTCCGAGCTTGGCCTCAATCCCAAGAACCTTATTGCATCGAGCATTGCAACTACACCCCGTGCTGACATTCTTAAAAAGCTGTCTCCTTATGGAGTGTACGTCGACGATCGAATTGAAGGCCAAGTGCCGGCGCAAGACGCTGGTTGGAAATTTATTTGGGCAAAGCAGGACTGGCATTGGAATCAGTAATTCTTGCAGCAGGCCGTGGCCAAAGAATGGAAGGCGTTGCTAAGCCTTTTTACAAGCCACTTCTTGAAATCAATGGAATACCACTACTTGTCTATGCAGCAGAGTACGCTTCTGCGGCCGGCGCACTAAGAGTTACGGTTGTCGTATCACCGCACAACATAGGCGACGTTGAGAAAGTACTAAAGCCGTACATTCCGTGGGTGCGGATTGTTGTTCAAGAAGATCCACTGGGGCCTGGACATGCGGCGCTTGTCGGACTTGACCAGGTCACCGAGGACAAGACTATGCTGCTAATGAGCGACAACATAATGGATAGCGCCGCCGTGGTGTCGATGGCGACTAGGTGCGCTATTGAGAACAAAGACGCCGTAGGTATCCGCGTCGTAAACCCCGACCAAGCACGTAGATTCACGCGAGTTCGGTGTCAAGATGACGGTGTGTTGACTTACGTAGAAGGCGGCGAAATTGGCGAGAAAGACTTCTGGCCTGGCCTTGGTGGTAGCGAAAAAGTAAAAGTCTGGTGCGGGCCGCTAGTTTTTAATAGCGCTAAGTGCCGTGATGTTCTTCGTGCTGAATTCGCGCTTCTTGGCGCGCAGAACGGCGAGCTTAAGATCGGGCCGTACCTTGACAGCATAATAGGAGAGGATCCTATACTTGCCGACGTCCAGTCAATGGATGTTGGGATTCCATCTGTATATAGTGAGCTGACAAAATGAAAAAAGTACTTATATCTGGAATGACAGCAGCACAGACATCTGAAAACTTAAGCAAGCGGACACTGTCATTTTCAAGTGCGCTTGTTGACATCCTTAGAAGCGACGGCGTTCAAGTCGACTGGAAAGACGTATCAGTTCTGCAGACCGCTATTGATGTTAACCAATACGACGCAGTTATTCTTGGCATCGCGCCAGTGCTAAGTCTTAGCGCTAATAAGCCATACGGTGTCTTGTCACTGATCAACGAACTTAAAAATAGCGACAAACTTACGCTACTTGTTGATGCGCCTGAGCCATCTAAAATCCACGCAAGTCTGCGGTCGGTATGCAGCGATCATGAAAAATTGACGAAAAGCCTGTACTCAAGAAGAAAAGAATATCTGCAGGTAACATCTAATAAAAAAGTACTAAAAAATGTTATCAGTGGCGCTGAGTTTCTATTGAGTCAAAAATGGCCGACAACACTGTACCCAAGTTTTCCGTGGTCACCTGTGCGCTTCACCGCAACCGGGCTGCCTGAATCCGCTACAGACTCATTTTGTGGAATAAGCATCGATAAGTTCTATATGACTAACTCAGTAAAAATAGATGCCACAAGGGCAAATCGCTGGGTTGCAGAATCAATGGGAACAAAGTGGACTAACAGCGTGTGCGATGGTCTTACGTATCCTGTTGGTCCAATTAAGGAGCACAGGATGTGGAGCGATACAGACGCTCAGACAAACATCTCTAACGCCGTAGGTACACTCGTTGGTCCATGCGATGACAAGCTTTTGTGGTGGTCGCCGCGATTCTTCCAGTCAATGAACACGCTAACTCCAGTTGCAACCGAGTGGCGGACAAGCGAAGTTCTTGGGAATGCCTGGAACCACCTGGCAGCCGGCATTGAGCAGCTCTCGATGATTGATCGCCATGAACTGGCGGTCTGGCAGCGCGAGCAGTACGCAGTGCGACTGCCGATGATTGAAGAAACAAAACTACAACTAAAAAAGGAAATAGGGATTAACTAGTATGAGTGTACTTTTTAACAAGTGGCTTCAGAAAACCAAGCAATTGCAGGTAGACGTCTATGGCGCCGACTACAGCACGTTCCACAGCGATGCGCCTGAGGACCTTAATGCTCTAATTGAGTATATTCGTTGGAACATGCTTGCGATTGATGATGAGCTCGCTGAGGTCCGCAAAGCAATCTCGTGGAAGCCTTGGCAGCACGACGAACCGTACGCTGATCGCAAAGAGATTCTAAAAGAATGCGTTGATGTTCTTCATTTCGTCGCAAACATACTGTGCGCAGCAGGCGCCACTGACGACGAACTCGATGCCGAGTACCTTTTGAAGATGCAGAAGAATGCAGATAGACAAAAGAATGGATACAAAGTCTTGGATCCAGGCGTAAAGTGCGTCTCGTGCTTCCGTGCTCTGGATGACTACGATGTTTATTCTTGCACCGACACTGAATGTCCGAGCAAGTAATGGCTGTCTGGAAAGAAGTAAATCCAGGCGAGCTGCAGCTAGGCGACGAGGTGCGAGTCAGTCACGCAGCGTATAGCTCATATGACGTTGGGCGGCTTCACAATGGGCGTCTTTGTAGAGTCATAGGTTTACAAAACGGAGACGTTGTCGTAGAGACAATTGACGGTCGACACCCTCCGTTGAAAAAAGTGCATCACCCCGCGTACAAATTAGAAAGAAAGGCTCAACAATGAGAGTGCTGGTCGAGTTTGAAGTTCATGGCGCAACGATTAGCGAAGTCGTCGAAAACGCAGAGTCAGTGTGGAGAGAACTAAAAGGCGAAGACTCTAAACTTCCAAGTGACACAGAGTTTTCAATGGTTCCAAACACGATTGGTAATGATGTGCCGAGCATGTACAGAGCAACAGTGTTTGCACGAGTAAAGATCGAAAAATAGTGGACAAAAAAGAAAAAGTTCTTCCAAGGCACGAGTGCCTGTCAGAGGCAGGGCGAATTATAGCCGGCGATCGAGATGTGCAGTACGGAGGACCAGAGGACAACTTTGGTAGGATTGCGAAGATCTGGTCGATTATCTTTGGTATCCCGGTAACAACTGAAGACGTTGCAATGGCAATGGTCGCTGTTAAGGTTGCTAGGTACGCGTCTAAGTCAGGATTTCAACCAGACACGTGGATTGACATCGCTGGATACGCTGGATGCGGCTACGAAGTCGGCAAAAACTTATAGACGCGTGTGTCTGCGAACGGAATGATTGGCATAGCGTGTTAGGTTTTACTTATGGCTAATCATACATTTGTTGACTGCAATGGCCTTGCTGGCTTTATGAGTCTTGGATTCATCAAGTCCGGCATGGAAATGCAACTGCGCACTGGAACACTTAACTTTGGAAACCCTGTTGCCGAGCTAAATCGTAAGCACCTAGGCGATCAGTGGAGTTCTTTCTTTTCAGAAGACTCAAACGAATGGCCTGTTGCAGACGTTGACGTTGTTCTTGGGTGCCCACCGTGCTCTGGATGGTCAGTCTGGTCTGGAGCCGTAAACCGTGGACCGGACGCCGCCGCGCATGAGCACACTCGTGCGTTTATGCGGTATGCCGCGCGAGTAAAGCCAAAGGCGATTATCTTTGAATGCGTACAGCAGGCGTACACACAAGGTAGAGAAGTCATGGTGCAGTACCGTGACATGGTCGAGGAACTGTCTGGTAAAAAATACGATTTGTACCATGTTAAGCATAACAACCTGCAGCTCGGCGGATTCTCGTACCGGCAGCGCTACTTCTGGGTAGCCGTCGAAGAAGGCATGAAGTTTGGCGCGCACGTTGAGTCACCAAAAGAAACGCCGACTCTCTTAGACGTTATTGGTGACTTGCAAGATCTTGAGGTCATGTGGGAACCGCAGCGGTACACACGCGAGGCGTCGAAGTACGCAAAATCTCTGCTTAGCCAGAGCGGTGTTGTTGACGGCCACATGAACAAGCAAAACACTGAGACCCATCGAATCGACGGCATCTTTGACATTCTTGGGAACGAAGGCTGGACGCCTATGCTTGCGATTGACAAAGCTCTTCGTGCCGCAGTTGAGAAGAACGGAAACGTGTTCCCGCAGGCGTGGCTTCCATACGAAGAAAAAATTCGTAGTCGCGACTATAAGATGGGCTACTCACTTCCGTGCCGCTGGGACGGAGATTCATACTGCCACGTTCTTACAGGTGGAGCTCTTGACCACACAATCCACCCGACGTTGCCTCGAAGAATTACGCACCGCGAGTCCGCACGAATCCAGGGACTGCCGGACGATTGGCAAATCTCCGGTGCAAAGACGTACGCGGCGCTCGGCGCAACTTGGGGCAAGGCAGTTGCTGTACAGGCCGCGACGTGGATCGGCGCTGCGACCGCTGCAGCACTGGATGGCGAGCCAAATGGGCCGCAAGGTGAGTTGATCGGCGATAGAGAGTATCTACTCGATACAGACAAAGGGTTTAGTCGCCATTTTGTGAAGAAAACTCTGTACTCTGCAAAAACTGCTAAATAATTCTTTGCTGACGTGGTATAATGTACAAAACGACACAAGGACGGTTACATGCAATCATTTCTTACAAATACAGAGTCATTTGAGCTTACAGCTCAGCACCTAGACAATAAGCGCCTGCACAAACAAACACTTGAAGCATGGCAGTGTCTTATGAATATGTGCGAGCTTGACCCTGACGGCAACCATCGCACGCCAAAAGGCTGGTCTAGCCACCCGGTTGTAAAAATGTGGCGTGGCCATGAAACGCTGTTCGTTCAGTACATCAATGCAACGTACTTTGAGTGGCGCTCGCGAGGCTACAAGTCGACGCTGTACGACAAGACAGCGCGTACGTACGACACAGCCGTGGCTCTTGGCCGCATCTCAAGTGACTTAAAACTTCCGAACTGGATGGAAAACCGCGAGTACTACGAAAAACTGTGCTCAACCCACAGGACTTCGCTACTCTGCAAGAACTACGACTGGTATAAAAAGTTCGGATGGGCCGAAGATCTTGGGCAAGCGCCGGAAACCTACGTATACGCGTGGCCACATCAAGACGGCTTTGTAGATTAACTTTAGAAGGCCTTAGAGAACTCTAGAAGCTCTTCAGTAGTGATTTCCAATAATATACGCACAAAGCGTCTAGAAGTAACTAGGATTCACTAGAAAGTAAGATACAATAAACGTGAAATGAAAGATTCGCGTATCGGTGAATGCCTCTGGTCGGAGTGGACCGGAGAAGACCATGAACATAGTTCATGCGCTGAGCTGTTTTTCTTTACAGAAGAACACGTAGACATGGAGCACGAAGTAGTTCGCAGAGCTCTTGCTTCAGCTCTGCAGCGCGACGGCTCTGCTGTGTCTCTTGGCGACGGCTTTAAGCTCGTTGAAAGCGCTCAGTCGTATTTTTTATACGCCGGAGAAGTTGACGGAAATACAGAGCTTACTGTGTGTGATGAGTTTGGCGAGACACGCAGCGGAGACATTGTAGAAGATGTCAAGAAAATCACAATTGTCGCGCTATGACAAAGAATAGCCTTAACAATGTCAAGTGGCAAGATAGCGCTGAATGCGCTAAGCCCGAGAATAAGAAAATTTCTAAATTCTTTTTTTCAAATAAGCCAGAAGAAAAATACGCCGCGCGCAATCTATGTTTTAGTTGCGACGTGCGCTATGAATGCCTTAAGTACGCCTTGGACAACAAACAAATTCATGGCGTATGGGGAGGAAAAGAAGAGGCTGAAATTCGCAGGGCGCTTTCTGTTTCGCACACGGGGCAAGAAGTACGAAGACAGCGGTTTCCTAATTGCCCATATTGTGGCGCCAGGCCAAGCAAGCTTGAAGTGCTGATTGAAGATGCGCCAGACAACGGTCGATGGAAAACCATAAAGCTCGTGCGCTGCGGTGTGTGCGCGTTTACTTGGAAAAGCAGAACAAGCGCCAATGCCGTTAATGCGTACCAAGCAAGTCGTAAGATCAAAGCTAAGACTGTAAAGCCTACAGCTAAGGCCAAACCTAAAAAGCCTAGTCCTCCGTCGACTGAGACTTAGCTGCTCGCGTCAGCTCATCGATTTGCTTTTGCAATTCTTTGATCATCACTCGTGAAACTGCTAATTGCAAAGTTATTTGCTTATTCTGCTCAAGAACATCGTCAAGAACATGCTGTGCGTCTACGTTCATCTTTATCTCCTTAGTCTGTTTGAGTATTATACATCGTGCGATTCATTAAGCTGGTAGAAACCGCTGCCCCATAGAGTCAATAGTCGATTGAAGTATTTTTCATACATTAGGCCAACAGTGTCCAAGCCATAGCGATCTTTTGAATACTTGCTGATTGCAGCTCTATCAAGTGACTCGGCATTTACCGCAGCTTCAACAAACTCTTGCATAGAGCGACATCTGAATCCTGTTACACCGTCGATAACGGTTTCAGTGAATGCGCCCCAGTCAGTAGAAATGATCGGCGAGCCACATGCCATAGCCTCAACAGCAACCGTACCAAAAGGCTCTACATAGAGCGTAGGTGTAAACGTCGCGATTGCACCGCCCATTAGCTTAGCGCGTTCTTCTGTACCAACTACGCCAACGTACTCGCCGTACGCCGGTGGTGCTCCCTGTCCGGCAATAAGCAGACGCTTGCCGAGCAATTGGCAAACATCAACGGCAATTTGATATCCTTTGCGATCGATTAAACGACCAATGTACAGGTAGTAATCATCTGGCGTTTCCTGCAGTGGAAAATCTTTAACGTCAATATAGCTTGGAATTACTGCATCATAGAACTTGCCGTCAAGCGCGTGAGGATCAGTAACCTTAGATCCGTAGCAGGAGTGCATCCACGCGTATGACTCAAATACCTTATAGTCGGCAAACGATCCTCCGTAGCCAATTCCAAACTCTACGCTTAACTCGCTGGGGAATGCATCAGCGATTGGCTTAGACGCATAGCCGGCGATAAGGCAAATAAAGTCTTTGTGCTCTAGGCGTTCTTGTATTCCTTTAATGACGTTTCCGTTGAATGTCTGCCAGTGGGAAAGGTTCCAGTCAAAAGAAGCTGCTGAGTAGTGGCTGTTTCCAACGGCCGCTAGGCGCTGCTCTTCTGTAATGCAGGTAATGTGCTCGTCGCACGGTGCTTCGTTGAACTCCCCTGCGTACAGATAAACCGTATGCCCGAGATTCTTCATCATGATGCAGAACTTGCGGACTTTCTCCGTGTAGGCGCAGGCCGTGAAATCTTCCGTGGTATTTGTGTGTGGAAGGCTA